TGTACGTTTTATATTGATTTAATTATAACGCTAATATATTTTTATGACAAGGCATTTTCATAGATTTTCTTTAATTTAGGATTAGAAAAATGTGTATACATCTTTGTGGTATCTAAACTCTCGTGTCCCATTAACTCTGCTATATATCTGATATCTACTTCTTTATCTAGTAATCTCGTGGCAAAAGAGTGTCGGATTGTATGTGGATGAATATTGATGAAATCCGAGCGGTCACAGGTATTCTGAAAGACCTTACGTACATTATCAGAAGTAATCCGCTTACTAGTTTGATTAGCGATAAATAAAGCTCTATCATTATCATCCCTTAGATCTAGATAATCTTTTATTCTTTGCTCAGTCTTTTCCGTAATAAAGCAAATTCTGGGATTCTTAGACTTACCAATCACGATAAACTGCCGGTCCTTTATACTATTGCGATTAAGGCTGCACAATTCACTGATTCTGATACCAGAATCATACAATAAGCTCACTATAGCGATATTTCTTAATCTATTAAAGTTAGAATAGCCCCGGCATTTTTCACCTACTACAGATATGAATCTATCCACTTCCGACTCAGTTAAATAGTTGATGATTCTCTTCTCACGCTTGGGGACTTTAATGTCCTCAACATCTAAATTATGCCACCCCTTCCGTACACACCTTTTTAATACTGATCTTAAACAAATAATATTACCCCTAGCAGTATCTGGTCTCTGGAAGCTGCATAAATACTGATAAAACTTAGCGACATCTAAAGTGGCAATATTTTTAATATCAGTATCCGAGAAATACTCGGTAACTAGTTTTTCCGCGTAGACATATGATTCTAAGGTTTTTGGCGACAACCCCCTCGCAATAATCTCAACTTCTCTATAGTTTATAAAAGCCTCGCTAATTAACATTATTTATTCCATTTCCTACCTCCATTAATTAATATCTATGTTCTATATAGATTCTTTTTAATATTAATAAGTAAAACTTATTATCTATATAGAGATTAGTTTTGATATTTTTAGCGATCATCTTCACCGTCTGGCGAAAATGATCATCATTTTTGTTTGTTTTATGTTCGGTATTTTTGTGGATATGTATAAACCCGAACAAACCATTTTCGTCACTCCACGAAAATGGTCATATTTTTTGGATCATGAATAGCAAAAAGTATCCACTAAGAGTGAATTATAACGAATATTATAGAGTTTTTAACTATAGCCCAAAGAGGTCATGCTTCATTTTGGCAAATTGAGCCAAGCCAATAGGATTAATGTTGGCTTGAATATCCTGTTCGGTTTTTACTCGCTTAATCGACTCTTGAAGTTCATGAGTCTTCTCAATCGCACGATAAATAATAGATCTCATCATCTTAAGGGTTTTTTCAACGTTCTCACAAGACCAGATCTTAGCAAAAAAGCGTTCAGGGTTGCGCTTTTTAGTGGCGACTTTAATCGACTCTTCAAACTCCTTCTTGTATCTTATTTGCCTATTCCTAAACATTGGCAAGAATTTATCGTTTCTTATTAATTTTGAGGCACGGACACCTAGACGTGCTCTCATTACTGATATTCTTTTATCGTTTAACATAAAAGTGCAACCTCTCAAAATAAACCATTGTTATTTTGGGGAAACAAAAACCCTAGCGAAAACTAGGGTAATTGTAAGTGCATAAATTTAGTCTGATTATATCTCAACTAAGTTTAATGTCAATACTTTTTTCTGGTTATGTTATAATTCAAGTAGATTTCTACGACCTTTGAGGGCAATTCCTCAGAGGTCTTTTTTATCGGAAACCTACTAAGTGGAGCAATTTATGGATCTGAAAACTAGAATTAACGAACTCGAATCTCTAGTAACAACTAAACTCTTATGTGAACGTACTTTTGATTTTACAAAGCGAGAAATCCGTGAAGAATTTAGCTATAGCGAATTAATGGGTTTAGCAGTTCAGACTATCAACTCATTAATATTTGATGCCAAAATACCAAGCCTAAGAGCCGTAATAAGAAGAGAGCAAGCGTTTATAGTTTATAGACCACTCGGAAAGATTCTAGCTGAAGTAGGTGTTGTAGGAGAACCTACAGATAATCAGATGTTAAGGCGACCTAAAATTATTATATTCGGAAAGAAAGGGGCAGGACTGCGGAACAGAAGTATTGAAGAGTTAATTAACGCGCTAAGTAGCAGAAATACTAATACAAGACGAATCCAACTAATGGATAGACTTAAAACAAGGAATTAAAAAAAATGGAATATGAGATTTTTGTCGAAAAAGATAGCAACGGCCGTGTGATCGTTGATTTTTATGGTTTAGATTTCGATATCACGGATGAATTTGTTGATGGTAAATGTCATAAAGTGATTTTTGGTGACCCGATCGTGTTCGTTCTTAAGGGGGCAGAAATTAAAGAAGAGCCTGTGGAAAACTCAAATACTATTGAAGATTCTCCAGAAACACATGGAGAGCTTTCTGAGCCAGAACACCCTGAAGCTTCTGAAGAAAAACACGATGAAGTTACTGATGGATCAGAAGCACATGAAGAATCTGAACATCCAGAAGAGGTTATTGGATATTCGCCAGTAGAAGAACACAGCACAGAAGATGCCGACAACCATGTCGGAGCCAGTGAAGAGACTCACGCTGAAGAGAAGCCTGTGGAAAACTCTGAAGAGCCTGTTATTGCTCCAGAGGAAGAACATACTCCAGTTGAACCTGGAGCTGAAACCGAAGAAACTCCAAAAGAAAATTAGAGATTGATAAATGCCTATAAAAAGACAGGAGAACGATTCGGCAAAAAAGGTGGTTGTTTCCAAAAAAGAAACACCCACTAAGGTTTCTGCTTCAAAGAAACCAGTTCGAAAGACTGTCAAAAAAGTAGCAAAAGAAAAGAAAGCTAGAACCGTACAAGTCGGAAGAAAGTCGGATGGAACTTTTGCTCCTGGCAATACGTTTGGGAGAAACCCCGGCGGAAGGCCCAAAGACGCTTTCTCTTATCGTGCCATAGCCAAGGTGATGGCTTCTGAAGACCCAGACAGTATTACCGATGGCGTGAAAACACTACACAATATCGTTAAGAGTGCTGAGACAAGCCCGATGGAAAAAATGAAAGCCCTAGAGCTCCTTATTAAGCTTAATGGCAATTTTGATCCTCAAGAGACTAAAGATGTTTCAGAAAAAGAAATCTTCAATCCATTCGAGAACTTGACCGAAGATGAATTAAGGAAGCTTGCAAAATGACAAGAGAAGAAATAATCAAGTTAGGTGCGAAACTAGAGCTTGCTAGACGGCATCTCTATGATTTTTGTCAGGTGTTGTTCCCTAATTTTTATAAGGATGAACGTCCATATCTCAAAGAATTTTGTGAGTCTGTGGAAAACTTTATTAATAATAAAGACAAGCGTTTTCTTATTATTAACGCGCCACCACGCCATGGCAAGTCCCTAACAGCTCAATGTCTCACTGCGTGGCTTCTCGGGCGTAATCCAGCTAGCCGAGTTATGACGGCCTCATATAACGAAGATGTCGCTAGTGTTTTTTCTAAGAATGTCAGAAATACTATTCAAACCGAAAAGATGGGTGAACGTGTCGTATTTTCCGACATGTTCCCTAGGACTAAAGTCAAATACGGTGATGCAAGCGCTAAAAAGTGGACCATAGACGGACAAAGTCAGATTTCATATCTAGCTACTTCTCCGAATGGTACAGCCACAGGTTTTGGTTGTGACTATTTAATTTGCGATGACCTTATTAAGTCGGCTGAGGAAGCATACAACGAAACAGCACTAGACAATACTTATCAATGGTTCGTGAACACTATGCTATCGAGACTTGAGGGGCAGAAGAAGTGCATCATTATTATGACCCGTTGGTCTTCTCGAGATCTAGCTGGACGTATCATGGAAGCGTTTCCGGATGAGTGTGAGATTATTAAGTATCACGTTCAGAATGACAAGGGTGAAATGCTCTGTGAAGATATTTTGAATGAAAAAGACATGAATCTTATTAAGCGTGAGATGAATGTCGATATCTTCGAAGCAAATTACAATCAGACTCCTATCGATATAAAAGGACGATTGTATTCAGAGTTTAAGGAATGGGAGAAAATATCATCTGGCAAGGTCATAAACTTCACTGATACAGCTGACACTGGCTCTGATTTTCTCTGCTCAATTAATGGTATTGTGTTCGAAAAAGAGTTCTATATTAGTGATTTAGTGTTTTCAGACGAAGCTATGGAAGTGACTGAGCCTAAGGTCGCGGAACTTTTATTTAGTGGTGCAGTAAATATTTCTCGCATTGAATCTAATAACGGTGGACGTGGATTCGCCAGAAATGTTCAAAGGCTTATGAACGAACGATATAGCTCTAATCGTACCCAGATTGAGAGCGTCCCTCAAACGCATAATAAGGAGTCTCGCATTCTCGCAAGCTCTGCATGGGTGCAAAATCATGTATATATGCCACCTAATTGGAGAACTCGTTTCCCTGAGTTCTACAAACAGGTGATGAGTTACCAGAGGAAAGGCAAGAACGCTCATGATGATGCTCTTGATGTTCTCGCAAGTATTTATGAATTCGTCTGTGGAGATGACAGGAGACCGACATGGGCGTCGAGCAATGAAGAATCACGACTAGATCGTGCAATAAGTTTCTAGGAGGAAGAAAATGAAACGAAAAACTTTTACACTACCAAGAGGAACTCAGTTGACTGGAGACATAATTAAAAAGTTGATTGAGAAGCACAAGAAGTATATTGTTGATTATGCAATATTGGAGTCATATTTTGATAATAACCCTAAAATTAATCGTAAGAAACCAAATGACATTGTGGTTTATCATAATTTTGCTAGATATATCACAACGCTTAATGTTGGTCATTTATTAGGTAATCCAGTACAATATCAAGCTTCGAAAGGTGTGGATATTTCACCCATCCTTGACGTTTATAAAAGCCAAACTATCTCTGATCTTGACTCTGAGATAGGTGAAGATTGTAGTATGTTTGGGCGCGGCTATGAACTAGTTTATCTAGATGACGATGGTAATATTTCTTCTGCAAAACTTGATGTCTATAATACGATCGTTGTCTATGATAATACTTTTCAACATAATAAGTTGTTTGCTATTGCTTATAATCCTGTATTGAATTCATCTGGCAATCCTGCTGAAAACGAGTACGATTTAACTTTCTGGGATGGACTATATGTAACAATAGCCAAGCTCAGTGGGACAGATTTTACTATCACAGAGAAACATGTGCAACATAACATGGGATCTGTACCAGTGATTGAATACGTGAATAACCGTCGTTTCACTGGAGACTATGAATCTGTAATCACTGGTATTGACGCATATAACATTTTGCAATCCGATCGTGTGATTGATCGTGAGAAACTTATTGATGCAATTCTTGTATTTTATGGAGTTAATCTTGAACCAGAAGATAAGGCTAAGCTAAAGAGTGAACGTACCGTTGGTCTTCCTCAGGATGCTAAGGCTGAGTATGTTATTAAGAATATCAACGAGGCTGATGCTGAAGTTTTACGTAAAACCATTGCTGCCGACATTCATAAATTCTCCATGACGCCGGACCTTAGCGATGAGAACTTTGCTGGTAATTCTTCTGGCGTGGCTTTACTTTATAAGCTCTTAGCTTTTGAACAGAACGTAAAGAAGAAAGAACGCTACTTTGAAAAAGGTCTCATGGAACGCTTTAAGCTTTACTCTCACGTACTTCATCTCAAGAGTGAATTATCTAGTGAAATCTCCACCAAGGATGTTGATGCTATCTTTAACCGCAATCTACCAAAGAATGACTATGAGGCAAGCCAAATGATCAATAATCTTCGTGGCATCGTTGACTCTGCTTTACTGGTCAGTCAGTTATCTTTCGTTCGTGATGGTGAGGAAACCGTCAAGCTTGCCAAAGAAGAAGCTAAACCTGAATTTAATGATAATTATGCAACTGGGTTACCTAATGTAGATAAAAATAATGCAAATAACGACGAGGATTAATTATGAAAGATCGTCGCGGATTACCCTCGGATGAGTATTGGCGAGAACGTGCTGAAGATAGGTTGACAGAAGCCGAAAAGCTTTCTGTCCCCTATTTAGAGGATATCCACGCGATCTATGATGATGCAAAGTTAAAGATCATTGAAGACATTAAGAATTTATATAAAAACTGCTACAAAGACGACGAGGGATTCGATCAAGAGAAGTTAAGGGTCATTATCCCGAATGGCGACCTCGAACGATTTCATCGAGAGATGAGAAAAGCTGGGCTATCTGAATATCTTCCAGACAACTATAAGGCCCGCATGACAAGGCTTGAATATATCTATGCCGATTGTTGGGCAGAAAGTAAGAAAGCCAGCCTAAAACACCAGCAGATTGAAACTAAGGCCCACAGAGAGACAATAAAGAATGCTTACTATAAAACCATCTATGACACTGGTGTAGGACTTAAAATCAATCCTGCTTTCTCTAGACTAGATAATAGAGCGGTCAATCAAGTACTCAATACTAAGTTTTTAGGTGGTAATTATTCCGAAAGAATATGGAAGAACACGGACAAATTGGCTGATACTCTGAAAGAGGTTATCGGCTCTGCTATCGCTAGAGGTGAGAGTTATTCAAAAACCGCAAGAGGAATTAGGGAGAGGTTCGGCGTTACACAGTATGAGGCTACAAGGTTAGTTCAGACTGAGACTTGTTATTTCCAAAATCAGGCCGAAATTGAAGCCTTAAAAACTATGGGTGTTGAAAAATATAAGTTTATCGCAACACTGGATTCGAAGACTTCCGATATTTGCCGAGAGCATGATAAAAAAATCTACAATATTGAGGATGCTAAGGCGGGAGAGAACCTCCCTCCGCTTCATCCTAACTGTCGTTCTACAGTCTCTGCTTATCTTGGCGAAGAATACGAGTCTGCAATTAGAATTGCTAGAAATGAAGACGGCGAGAATGAATATGTTGATAACGAGCCGTATGATGAGTGGCTGAAGAGACATACTGGCAGTATGCCAAAAGAAAGACCAGACACCCCGTCGTCTGCAGTTAGTAATATAGTTGGATCCAATGAGCCTATAGGTGTTGAAAAATATAGTGCCACCCCACCTAACGAAGAATTACGCTATTTAAAAGAAGAGTCTGGAATCGAATTCTTAAAAGTTGGCAAGCTGACTGAAAGACTTGATAGCGATCAAATAATAAAGAAAGTTGGAGGAGGAGACAGAACTACTGGCTCATGTGCATCTGTAGCTCTTGCGTATGTTGGGAATAGATTGGGATATGATGTGCTGGACTTTAGGGGAGGCAAGAGTCGAAGCTTCTTTTCTATTAACGCAAAACAAATAATAAAGGAAATCGCTATCATTAGAGAGGGGATTGATGGACATAAGACTGGGTATTCTTTATTAAAGACAATGGTACCAAATAAAGAGTACTATTTTGGAATAGGTAAACATGTTGCGATAGTTAGGCTTAATGATGAATTAAAAAAATGGCAATATCTTGAACTTCAATCCCCTGAAGATAATGGATGGAAAACTTTTACAAAAAGTACGCTCAAAAAACGGTTCGGTTGTCCTAGAACCCAAACAAAATACGGGTTACAAATGCCAATTAAAGGGTATTTGGCAGAAATTAGAGCATTTGAGAGAATAAAAGAATTTCCTGATATACTTGGCTATATTAATACATCACAAAAAAATCAGTTGAAAGGTAAAACTGGGAGGATCTTATAGTGTCAGAAATCGATGGTTATATTGAATGGATGAAAGAAAAACCGGATGATAAGGTTTGGTGGGGAACAATTTTTCATGGCATTTCTGAGGATGATATAAAATCGGGACGAGCTACAGATGATGATATAAATGATTCCATAGGATGGGGGGACCATATTTTTTCTTTCGATAAACATAAAATCTATTGGTTATTTAGAGACTATCCAGATGCCTTAACAAATGAAGAAAAAGAAGCCTTTGATAAAGAAAATCCGTTTTGGAAAAGTTTCTTTAAGAATAGATAACATTAACGTCGTACAATTTTATAATGTCATGTGATATAATCACCATAGATCATCTACGACTTGCATAGGTTCTAGTTGGTCTTTTTTTATTTGAAGATTCACGACCGCTTATGCTGGTCGTTTTTTGATGGAACTAATAAGCCGAGAGGCGATAAATCGAAAGGAATTGTTGTGCCAACACCAATTATCAACAAAGACGAACCAGACAGCAATGACCCAGCTGAAAATCCTGGTGTAGAAAATCAAGGTCAAGAGCCAAAAACTTTCTCTCAAGATGAAGTTAATGAAATTATCTCCAAAAGAGTTAATGAAATTAACGCTAAAAACAGCGAAAAGACGGCTAAAGCTATCGAAAACGCTCTAGCTGACTATGAACGTAGAGCAAAACTTTCTGAAGAAGAAAAGGCTCATGAGGAGCAAGAACGCTTAAAAAGTGAGCTTGCAAGTAAGGAACGCGACCTGTTAATCCGCGAAAATCGTGCAGAAGCACGCGAAATATTATCAGAGAAGTTGATGCCTAGCATCTTTGTTGACTACATCGTAGACGAAGACCTCGACAAAACCAAAGAAAATATCAATAAATTCGAAAAGGTTTGGAACGAGGCTGTTGCAGAAGAAGTCAAGAAGAAGCTGGTTGGTAGGACGCCAGTTGACCCATCAAGCAGACCTAAACCAGGCGGAGATGGTGGCAAGATTAGCACACGAGAACTTCTCTTTGGCAAGAAAGGATAATATATGCCAATTACATTAGCTGACGTAAGAAATCGCAGCCAAGACACGTTGACTGATTCAGTAATCGATGAATTTAAGACTTCCCCACTTATGAATGACTTAGAGTTTGACAACACTGTCAAGCCTCAAGGTGGAAAATCTCTAACTTATTCATATAACCGCATTACCACCCAGCCTACTGCTGCTGGTCGTGCAATTAATGGTGAATATACTGCCCAAGAAACAAAAACCACCAAGATTTCTACCGATCTTAAAGTTATGGGTGGTGCATATAAAATCGACCGTGTAATCGCTACTAACGAAAAACAAGTTGTTGATGAAGTGGAGTACCAATCGGTGCAAAAAGCAAAGGCAACTATTGCTGAGTTTCATAACCAGATCATCAACGGTGACTCTGGTGTTCGTCCAACCGATTTTGATGGTTTGAACAAAATCTTAACCGGTACTTCTAATGAGATTAATCCAGCTGCCGCTATCGATTTGTCAGACTCTGCAAAAATTAAAGCCAATGGTTCTGCTTTCCGATTTATGCTCAGAAAAGCTTTAGGTAAAATGGGCGGTGCTGCAACGCATATCTTAATGAATGCTGATATGTATGCTGCGTTTCAATCTGTGTTTGATGAAGCTCATGGTCTTACTATTTCACGAGACGAAGCTGGTAATGAAACCGCTAAATTCGGCACTGCGAAGATTGTGATTATGGGTGAAAAACCAGGTAGCAATGATCCGATTATTGAGACTAAGAGTCCAGCTGGAGAAACATCAATTTATGCCATTCGTGCAGCTCTCGATGGCTTTCACGTCGTAACTCCAGAGGGTGATGATATTGTTAAAATTTACCCTCCAGACTTTACCACTCCGGGAGCGGTTAAGTTTGGCGAAGTCGAATTCGTTGGTGCAGCAATCCTCAAATCTACAAAGGCTGCTGTCGTTCTCCGTAAAATTAAAATCGCTTAATTAGAAAGGAAAGTAAGATGAAAGCAATCATCAAATCACCAGTTAAGGATTACATGGGAGTTTCAGCTTCTGTGGCTTTCGCCGACGGTAAAGCTGAAGCTGATATTAGTGAGTCTCAACTTGATTATTTTGAATCTGCTGGCTATGCGGTGGAATTTTTTGAAGCCCCTAAGGTTGCAAAGAATAAAACTGATGCTAAAGATACTAAAGAAGCTGAATCTGAACCTGAAGTTAAAACAGAAGGAAAATAAGATGCTAGATAAGGATCAGTTCATCTCCAAGCTAAAAGAGAAGCTCAAAGCGATTAACGTCACTGTTAATAATGCAGATAGCAACGCTTTAGTGGATTTTCTAGCCCTTGAGATGGCTGATCGTTTGTCTTTATATCTTAATCTCACTAACGACAATAAACCTCGTTATGACGAGAGACTAGTATCTATATCGGTTAGAGTTGTGTCTTCTTTGCTTCAGGAATCAAAAGATAAGCTTTCAGGTTCTAGTACTGAAAGTAAGATTCAATCTATCTCAGACAATGGACAAACCATTACATTCTCGAATACTGCTAAAAACTATATTACTACTGCTTCAGATAGTGAATTATTTGGAGGAGTGGCAAATATCTTGAAGCCTTATAGGAGGATTCGTGTTTTTTCCTAGGGTCGCGCAAAATATTATCGCTGATATCTTTTATGACAAGAACATCTACATCTTAGATAAGACTGAGTCTATTGATGATGAAGGTGGGATTGTTAAACAAGAAGATTCAAGCTCTAATATCAAACGCAGCTTCAATGGCAATGTTCGATTCAATGAACTCGGAGCAGTTCAGAATGAAATGGGCCTTGTTGAGAAGATCGATATTAGTATCACTTGTAGCACTTCTGTAGAGATTGAATTAGACGATTTAATCAAAGTAGGAGAAACGATCTACCAAGTAACTAAAGTTCTTCCCTTTGATTCGCATAAGCTCATCACGGGGGTGAAATGGCGAGCGTAACGATCGATGTTACTGGTATCCAAGAGCTTAAATCTAAGCTGAATAAATCAATAGTAATTAAGAATCTCATTAGGGGCGTAAACCGTGCATCGGCGATTCTGGAACAGAAGACTAAACCTTTGATTCCAGAAAATAGATACAAACACGGCGGCAAACTGCGAGGCGCTCTTACTGTGATTCCGGCTGAACTTAAAGGCTCTGAGATTATTGGAGGAATCATGAATCCAACAGAGTATGCAATGTTTGTTGAATACGGAGTTGGCAAGAAAGCGGTAGGAACTCATCCAAAGGGTGAAGGTATGACTTATCGCATGACTCCTTGGGTATTTCCTCTAGATACAAAAGATGGTCTAAAGTTCATTAAAACTAATGGTTATCCTGCGAGAGCTTCTATGTATCGAGGATTAAAGATGTCTGAAGACGATATCAAGAGACAGATTGAAGAAGCTATCTCAGCAAGTCTGGGGAGAAGATAATGTACCAACCAAAAGAAGAGGTTTATAAAGCACTAAAAAGCCTAGGATACGCTTGTCAGCAAGGTTCTCAAGCAATATTCACGAAAGTTCCCGTAATCACCTTTTGGATTGGCAGCAATAATCCTGAATATAACCTAGATAACCAGATTGCAAAACAAGATATTGAAGTCGTTGTAGATATTTTTACGAACAAAAGTACTGACCTATCCCGCATTCTTAGCGAAGTCGAGGCTAAGATGAGAACGATCAACTATCGACTAGTACATTCTGTGGATGTTCCGAATCCAGAAGGAACGCTTTTCCACTCTAACTGCCGTTTCAGTGCAGTGAAATTCAAATAGGAAAATAAACCATGGCAAAAGGTTTAACAATGGGGACTTCCCTCACCCTTAAAAAAGCAGGTGCAGAACCAGCTGATCTCGTTATTAAAGGTTTAACCTCTATCGGTGAAATCACCGGCGAGAAAGAAGAAATTGAGGTAACTACTCTTGATAGTCCAGATGGCGCTAAAGAATTCCTCTCTGGTGCTGCTGACTGGGGTACACAGGACCTCGAAGGCTACATGGATGACGATACTCAAATTGAGAAGATGCGTGCATTATTCGATAGCGGTATGGTCCGTGATTGGGAAGTTTTGACCCTAGGCAAACGTAAAATTGCTTATAAAGCGTTTGTCAAAAACTTCACTTATGGTGAAAAGACAATCGACGGTGTTGATGGATTCAAATTGACTCTTCGACTTTCCGGTAAACCAGTATTTAGTAAGGTTGCCTAATTAAAGCCTAGTGGGAGGGCTAAATCCCACACAGAAATTATTTAATCGAGGTTATAAATCATGGTTCAACTAAATTACAAAGCTTCTAATATTGCTAAGGCAGAAAAAGAACAAGGGATGAGTTTCTTTGATGCTTTTTCTTCACTTCAAGATAAACCATCTATCTCTTCACTACTATTCTTATTTATTGCTGGTGGTGGAACTACTGAAGAGTTCGACGAAGTAGCTAAAACTGGTATTCCTGAAATAATGATGGCGATTATGGAAGGTATTTCAGATGCTGGTTTTTTAGGAACAAAGATCGACACCAAGAAAATGAAAGCCGAGATGAAGAAAGCGATGGAAGATATAGCTCATTCATTGAACTCTGGCGAACAAGCCAACCAGTAGCTTTCAAGATAGGAATTCATCCTCAAGAATACTGGGAATTAACCATTGGTCAGTTTCTAGATTGTATTGAAGGACACAAGATGAAGCTTGAGGAACAAGATGTGATAAACCACAGACTTGGACTTTATGTTAGGTCAGCATTCCATAGTAGAAGATACCTGAAAGAGCCATTCTTAGCTAAGGATTCAGAACACACAAACACCAGACGATTCACGACTTCAAAAGATTTGGATGCGTACATCAATGCACACATTGAACAGGAGAAACAATAATGGCACATACAGTAGATGAGGTTAACGTCTTAATTAAGGCCCAGACTGAGCAGTTCCAGGCAGAGATCGATAAGGTCAATCAGAAACTCAATAGTATCTCTAAAGCCGCATCACAGGCCTCTAGTGGAGTTTCCGGCGGGATTAAAAATATGGGTCTTAAAATGGCCGCTACTGGTGCCGTTATTGGCATTGTTTCTGCGGTTACCCAAAAAGCTATGGCAGCGATCGCTGCTAGCACTGGTGATGCGATTAAGCGCTTCGATACGCTCAAGAACTTCCCGCGTGTTATGCAAAACCTCGGAATCTCCACCAAGGATTCGCAAGACTCAATTGACTATCTCTCCAAGAAGCTCGAAGGTCTCCCTACTACTCTTGATGCTGCAACTACTGCTGTACAACGTTTAACCGCTACAAACGGTAATTTGCGCGCCTCCACTGCTATCTATCTAGCACTAAATAATGCTATCTTAGCCGGCGGTGCAGACGCTCAATTGCAGGCTTCTGCTATGGAGCAGCTACAGCAAGCCTATGCAAAAGGTAAACCTGAACTACAAGACTGGAAGACCTTGATGCAGGCGATGCCGGCTCAGCTCAAGCAGATTGCTAATGCTATGGGTTATATGGACTCTTCTCAGCTTTATGATTCCTTGCAGAGTGGCAAGGCTTCAATGGACGATTTTATGCGGGCTGTTGTGAAGCTTAATAAAGAAGGTATTAATGGATTAGGTTCATTCGAACAGCAAGCAGCAGGAGCCACTGGTGGCGTTGCTACGTCATTCACTAATATGCAGAATGCCATTACGCGTGGTATTGCTGCCTGTATGGATGCGATCGGACAAAGCAATATTGCTGGTTTCTTTAATGTAGTTAAAGACATTATTCTGACTGCTTCAAACTATGTAGCAGCATTTATTAAATTAGTCTTAACAGCGATCAATGCTGTAAGGGCTCTATTTGGTCTAGGTTCAATTGGCGCTAAAAATGTAGCTTCTTCTGGTGGCCAAGCAGCGAACTCAATGGCAAATGTGGGTAAAGCTGCCCAAGGATCTACAAAAGATATCGGAAATACCACTAAAGCTGCTAAGAAGCTTGCCAAACAGCTTGCTGGTTTTGATGAGATGAACGTGTTGTCTAAACAAGATTCAGGCGGTTCTGGAGGTTCTGGTGGATCAGGAGGAGGTGGAAGCGTAAGTCATGATACATCAGGGCTAGGTTTTGATAATTCTGATATAGCCAAGGGTGTTGATAAGGTCAATGCGATCTTTGAAAAGATGAAAGAAGGCCTCAAAGGTTTCAATTTTGATAAGATTGGAAAAGCCTTCAAGAGATTTGGAGATGACATAGATAAGTTCATTAGGCCTGCTAAAAAGATCTTGTCTGACGTATGGGAGAGATTAAAACCATTTATCCACTGGGCTGGGAATGAATTATTGCCTGCGTTCTTAAATACTTTAGGAGGAGCGATTAGGCTGGTGGGAAGAGTACTAGAATCCGTGTGGAGTAATTATCTTAAGCCGTTTGTTGATTCATTCTTAATTCCGATCGCTAATTTTACAGGAGGAGTAATTGTTGGCGTATTGAATGGGATTGGTAATGCTATGAGGGGATTGGCTGAGAGCCGTGGAGCAGTTGAGGTCTTTTCCTATCTAGTCGCCACAATTGGTGGTGCTATTATTGCATGGCAGGGGTATCAAGTTGCATTGGGTGTCATTCAGGGAATCCAGCTTGCTATGAATGGGGCTATTATTGCTGGTACTACTGCGGTCGGTGGTTATGCTGTGGGGCTTAACCTTGTTGCTGCCGCACAGGGGGCTTTAGGAATAGCATCTACTGCACTGTCTAACATTCTTAACTTTGTAACTAACCCAGCTTTTCTTGTAATAGCGGCTGTTGTCGGAACAGTTACGACTGCTTTTGGATTATTTTCAGCAGCTCAAAAAACTGCTGAGGATAATGAAGCTAGAAGAATGGACGGGACTAAGCTTAGTACTGAGGCACAGAAGAAACACAAAGAGGCTCTAGATGATACAAAACGTATTCTTGACGAATTGTCAGGTAAGGAACTTGACGCAAAAGAAGCAGAACTGAATTATCTAAGATCAGTACAAGATGCAACAGAAGCACGTAAGAAATATAATGATGCACTAAGAAACGGTAAATTATCTACTGAGGATCTTAGAAAACTTCAATTGGATGCCGAAATTGCAGAATTGCGAATGGGCGAAGCAAAGAAAAAATCTGATAAAGCGCAAAGAGACTATAATGATAGTGTTTCTGAGAGTAAAAAACGTCAGATGGACGTAATTGTCACTCAAAAACTGGCAGAGCTTGCCAATCTTGCGCAAAAAGGTGATCTTGAATCGTTAAGATCTAAAGTCGTTGAGCTGTCTAAAAGCGAACAAACCTATACAGATAGCCACGGAAAGCAAGCTAAGTTTGCGCAAAAAGACACAGAGCAGATGGCTAGAACCGTTGCTGAAGAATTATCAAAAATGAATGACGGGGCTGGAAAAGCCTGGGGTGATGTTTGGAGAGCGGCAGAAGGCTCTATTGACAAGTTAAATATGCTCGCACCTAGAGTATTCCAAGATGCTAGAAGTACGGGTCAAAACTTTGGGCAAGGCTTCGTTAATGGTGTTAATGAAAAAGGCAATAGTGCTTGGTCTGCTGGTTATTCGCTCGGCAAAACGGCTTTTAGAGGATTAAAAGCTGGTGCAGATGTTCATTCACCTTCGAGGGCAGCTAGAAAAGTTGGTGACTTTGTTGGAAAAGGGTTGATGTTGGGACTTATTGACTCAGAAAACCCAGTGATGAAACGAGCTAAAGAATTGGGCGAAATTGTTACTGAGGAATTAGCGCCATTATCTAATTTTAGTCTCGCAATTCCAAAAATAGATTCAAATATTTCAAAGACAGTTTCTATTTCTCATGAATTTGAAAATATAGAAAGAAGTAAGCAACCAATACAACTTAACATTAAGATAGATGGAAAAGATGTACCGTTCTCTATTGACGGCATTATTGACGGAATAAATGACCAGATGTTTTTAAGCAACAGAGGATCGCTGATTATCTAGTCTGAATTGGATACATATACTTGATAGCCACGACATTTTTCGTGGATAAACTCGTAATTAGTCAACTTATGATTATCATCTATTGTAATCTTCGCACAATAAGCACCATCTGAGATAGTTAAGACAGATTCTTGCTCACTTTTATCGTGTTTAACGTAAAAACTACCAGTATTGCTAGAAAACCAATTTGCTCCATTAAATCTAGACTTTATTAAGACACTTAGATCAGATAGATCTTTACTGGGGATATTGCGACCAGATCCAATGCTGGCGTCAATTGCGTGTTTCTCCATTTTTATCACCACCAGTTTTTGGTTTGCTTCTTCCACTAGGCTTTGGCCGGTGATTTTCTTATTTTCTGTTTTTAGATTTTGACTAGTAAGGGCCAACAAACAGATGGTCGTTGTAATAAGTACTAATATAATAATGATTATTTTTGACTTTTTCATGACTTTACTTTCTTAGTTGTTTTAATTATCCCTATATCCATATAATATTTCTTCAGTAGATCATGTGCTTTATCTTGATTATAAACTCCTTCAGTGATTGATTGCTCTAAAATCTCAAATATTTTTGCAGTTTTAATCTCTGATGCTGCTTTTTTACATATAGGTGCAGCATATCTGCGAAAAATTTTCTCATTTATTTCGTCAGATTCTGCTTTATAGCCAAATTTATGGAGTAGATGCTCTATTGCTGCCTGATAACGCCCCTCTTTTAATAATATATCGACCCTATATTGATAGATTGTAGGATCATTTGGAGTGAGGAGTGCGTATTGATTCAATAACCGCCAAGCATCATCATTCCTGTTTGCTTCAATGTATATCTTTATAGGTTCGTATTGCCAAAATCTTCCTAAAAATTTAAGACCGCCGCTGCCTAATATTCCATCCCAAAATGATGCATATTCGGTAATATTATTGGTTTGAATAAAGCGGTCGCGTGCTTTAAAACATGCACGAATTTGTACATCTTGGTCTTGTGCCAGGTTTGGGTTTATTCGAAGCTCTTTTTCTATTCTAGACGCCATTACATCTGATGGTAAGGGTCTTTTTTTATATACTGTGGGGCGATCATCTGCAGTTACCTTATGGATAACCTGTTTTTGTTGATTATATTCCTCAATCTTATCTTGAAATTGACTGGCTCTTCTTCCTAGAAAAAATATTAGCCATATCGTTAAAAGTATGAATATTGTTGCGCCTAACATTTATAGTTATCATGACACCTGAATTATTATTTTGCAAGCATAAGGGGGAGGGATCAAGAAAGATACTCCGAAGAGTACCTTTGTAGCAGCGTATACGTCGGTGCAGGAATATACTACACTTATTAACTAAAGCTCAGTATACGACTTACGCTTGTTTATATTCTACCTCAGAACGTCATGTTCGCCTAGCATATACTAGACAATAAGCATAACAATAATCAATACCATAAGCCATTGAGGTAATGGTTTTCTGCAATCTTTAAAAATAATTGTGGAATAGCCTTTACTTATGTAGAATTATGCTATAATAAAGTTGCTGAGGAGTTAATACTTCTTGGAGGTGCGATTCGCCGTGGTTGGCGATGGTAAGACGTTTTAACAACTCAATTTTGTCCCGTGTCAATATGTGGCGTAGGTCTAAACAACCACCTGGTTTACGAGCCAGTTAAAACGCGCCTACTCCACATACTGGTACAGGACTTTTTTATTGCTAGAGTGGCATCATTTAAAATGCTAGTACTTTTAACATGAAAAAACTTGAAAATAAAAAAGAAGCGCACCAGGCTACTGGGACAGGCCCAGAGTAATTTAACAAGATAGAAAGGAGTATTTCTATATGAAAGAAGTATTCTGCCGTTATATAAAGAAGAACGGTCAAATTATTTATCCAAAAAAAGGAAAATTCTTTCACTTTTGGATAAAAGATAATGAAAAAGATCCGGTCGTTGAACCGAATCTCATTCATGTAGAAGAATAGGCTCGAAATCTATTCATTTTCCGTGCAGTTACTAGCGCTGCACGGATATGTCTTTATTTTATTATTCTTACCCAAAATAAAAACATAGCTGTGAAGCTCTATTTTTACTAATTAAAGAACGTCTTTGTTTTTGTGTCAATAAATTTTATATACTCATTTTAACAGAAATTGATAAATTGTACAAATATTTTATACAAACTTACTATACGGCAACAAAAAAATAAAAGATAGGCATATTAACTATGCCTATCTAATAAAAAAGTATGTATATGAAATAAATTTATTTTAATATATCACTATTCGGACTCAAAAACAACTGTTTGTTTGAATTTCTTACCTTGCCTATCTATTTCGTTAAAAGCAAAACCAAGCAACATATTGATTGTCATGTTGATAGACAGGTTCTGCTCCTTAGATAGCGTATTAATTCTATTATATAATTCTGGGTGCATTATTCTTAATGCGACAGGTTTCATTGTTACGCCCTTCCTCTCCCCTAAAAAATAATTATTATTTTCTCACCTACAGTAGATTCTGCCGACCGACAAGCAGGAAAATTAGCTTAGTAAATTCACGTTCTAATAATCTATAATTACCGTCCTTACGTGACCAAACGGCATTATTTTTCCGTATATTTGTTTAGAAAGTGTTTGTATTATTTTAAGATCTTCATTCCCATAAGATAAGACATGAACTCGTAGGTAATTATCTGTTTTGTCTGAAATCTCATAAGGAAAATAGTTACTGATTAAATTTAGAATTACATCCCAGTCGCTAGATCTTTCGGAACGAATGGAAAATTCTACTATCTTAAAATTTATTACATGTTTCATACTTTTTAGTGGTCGGCTTTTTAAATCTACTAGCAGAGGTTTTCCTGCTTAATTTAATGATATCAAAAATAATATCATTGTCAATATCAAATATGATAAAATGTGTTAAATAAACTTAGTAATTTTAAATCTGCTATAATATAAATAAATCTACGACCTTGCAATAATTGCGGGTCGTTTTTATTGGAGCAATTATGATAATTTCAGGGGACTTATTAAAAATAAACGGGAGGACAGTTGCAGGGCTTAAAAGTTACAAGATCACCCGTGCCAAACTGTATTCAGACGCTGGACGAAACCTCAATGGTGGACTTTCTGCGACCTTTATTGGTGTATTCCCGAAGCTAGAACTAGAAATTGGTGGGATCTTAACAAAAGAACGTATCTCTGAGCTCTGTGGACTGTTAGATCAAGGATTTTTCAATGTTGAATACTACGATCCGAAGGCCGGAGCTTCTAAAAGCGGTGCTTATTACGCTTCAGATTACTCAGTAGAACTCCTCGAGCGCCAAAGGGGGCTCTACAAGCCGTTTACGGTGAACTTAATTCCTATGGAAAGGGCTTAACATGATAAACGTATCAGATAATTTTAAACAGGCTATGAAGAAGCCAGTAAAAACTATTACTGCTTCGCTAGTCTTAGATGACAATTCTGTGATCACCGGTCAAGACAAACTAATTAAAATTACCATTGATTCATCTGGCCATTTATTTGGCACTGCTACTTCTGTAGTAAATGTTGAGTTATTCGGTACAGATTACAACCTAGTTGACCATACTTTTAGTGTGATAGCTAAAGCGCTTGTCGATATTGAGAATGACACTTGGGAAGAAGCAAATCTTGGACTATTCTATGTTGAAGAATCTACTGCTGATTTCGAGAAGAAAACCACTAAAATCAAAGGCTATGACCTCATGGGTAAACTCGCTAAAACCCCATATAATTCAGGTACTATTCAATTCCCTTGTACTGTTAAAGAGTTAATCAACCAGCTTGCAGAACGTTTTGAGTTTACAGTTGATACTAACCTTGACAGTCTACCAAATATTACCTACCAGATTCCCGAGGATTTATATGCGAAGATTTCAAACTGTGCCTACCGTGATATTCTTGGCGAGATCGCCGGTGCTACCGCTACTATTGCGGTATTTAATGGAAAAGCTTTATCGTTTAGAGATAGTAAAAAGAAATCTAATGAAGATGAAATCTGGACTTATGACAATCTCAAAACTCTAAAATACAAGCCAAAATATGGTCCTGTAAATAGCTTAGTGTTAGCTCGTACACCTCAGGAAGACAATATTGCAGTGTCTGATAATGATTCTATTACGACTAATGGTCTTACAGAGGTTAAGTTAGCTAATAATGAGATTCTAGATGATGATAGGAGAAGTCTAATTGATCCGATCTTTAATTCTATTAAGGGGTTATCTTATCAACCGTTTGAAGCAGAGACTACAGGTCTTGGCTGGCATAAGCCAGGAGACTTATTATCAGCTCAAGCTGGTGGTGGATTGATGAATGGAAAGGCCATTGGGTGGCTTGTTCAGGAGAAATTCTTAGGTAAAAACCTCCTAAAGTTTAATTTTAATTACACATCTAACGGTATTTCGGTTAAAACAAATAAATACGGTCGTATCACCGAAGCCAAAGGCACAATGACGGCTGGTTGGGCTGTACTGTCTAAATTTTATGATGATGTTTTATTCCCTGCAGGTAAATATACCTTCTCTGTAGATAGAGCCCTTAATCAGGCAATAATTATCGGGGGCAACTACGCTATTGGTAGTGGGGGGATCAACTATTCATTGACGCCTGGTCAAACCAAGCTTACCTTTACTGCTGAACATCCGTTTAGGACTTTTCGCATTAGTGTCAACGCTCCTGCTGGTACAAATATCGATATTGGGGCTTTTACCCCTAAACTATCATTTGGAGACACCCCAACAGATGAACCATATATTGGTGATGATGTCTCTGCTGGGTATAGGAATATGTTTGATGAGTTTTCTGGACTTCCTGTGAATAAGAATGGACTAAGTCTAATCAATCAAGATGGCATTCTAAAACTCACTGGCACGCCAGATAGAGACTGGGTTCAACTGGCTAGCCGAGATATTACAGGTATTTTAATGAATAACAGACCGTATACGATTGTCCAATACAATACCCCTAATACTAAGTTTTATGTTGAAATTTCTGCCCGAAAAAAAGACGGTAGCGGCCATGATGTAATTGGTAATAAGATGTCTAGAATTCATAATTTTACTGCCAATTTCACGCTATACGACCGTTACAACATGGTAATTATGTGTGGTAAACAGGACGATACCACCCCGCTACCTCTATATGGTAACTTCGGACTTTATTATGGTACTTTTAATGAAAATAACCTGCCTGAATACACCCCTTATCTTACTTCGGTAGTTTCTCCAAGACCAATTGCACCCGCAAAGGTAAACGAGATAATATATAAACAATATACTTTAGACACTAACTTATACAGACCAAAAGAAAATTATACCTCTAATGGTATTACACATACGATCTTGCCGGATGGAACGATTGAGTCTAAAGGAACAAGTACTATTAGTTGGTCTACAATTGGCAATTATCAGATAGTTTTAGAGCCTGGAATATACGAATTTAGTAGAAGTGGTGCTGATTGGTCTGTATCTCTTGACTCTAATACCAGTAGAAATCATACATTAGCCTCAATGAGATCGGGGCAAGAAAGAACTATCTTTGAGATCACGAAGAAAGAAACTGGCGTTTATTTAGCTTTTCTACCTGGAGCTGGTAGTACGATGAATAATATTGCCAAATTTAGTATCAAGAAGGCTATTAGCGCGATAGTGGCAGTTACCAACAAAAACTTGTTAAAAATTGGGACTAGCAGTACTTCAAATGGCCTTATATCATCAATTGCAGATGACGGGACTATAACTTATTCAGGGCAAATGACTAATAGCTGGGCGGATATCACAAGATATATTGATTTTAGTTTTCCACTACCTGCTGGGACTTATACGTTTTCAATTGACCGCCCTAAATCCCATAGAATTATCTTCAAATATAAGATGGCTAATGGTGTGACTTCAGAAATTATCGCCAATCTTACGGCAACTTCAACTTCTAGAACTTTTACCACAACGCAGCCAATTGTTGCTGGATACTTATATATTGTGGCAGCAAATGGCTCAATATTAAATGATACGGTTAAGGCTCAGTTAGAAGCTGGAGATGTGGCCACTGATATAGTAAGCTACGAGGAACAGAATTTTACTTTGCCTGAAAATGATAACTTATATAAACTTACAGACGATATTTATGATGAGATTAAGCTAGAAAATGGCGTAGCTAAATTAATAAAACGAGTCGGAAAGTTAGTTCTCACTGGCGAAGAGAACAGTATTAACTATTACTATACTTCAAAAGCTGGTACTATTGGATTTAAATATAAAAATCCATCTGGCGAGATGATTTTTACGCAACAGGGTTCCACCGCAAACATTATCTGTTCACATTTTAATGCGATTAACGAAGATGCCGTCTATACTGCGCGAGAAAATCGAACTGGTGTAGCTATCTATGGTGGTTACAATAATTTCCCAAAATATTCTAGTACTATTGGTTTTTGGTTTACTGTTCCAGACCAACTAAATCTTAACATCACAGATGTCGCCTCATTCAAGAACTGGCTCAAAGCTGAGAAAGCCAAGGGTACGCCTGTAACAATCTACTACGAATTGAAGGAGCCTCAAATCATGGAGCTTGGTCGCACTAATCTTAATCAGGTCTATGTTACAGATACTCACCTAGAACTTAGTAATGGTATTAAAGAAACTATTAAAGGTGTCGCTCCAACCGCAACCCAAACTGATTACGCAAGAGCCGGTGGCATTACCAAGACTATTCATAATACCGAAATTAAGGTCGATAAGCAGAAGCAAGAGATTGAATCGATCGTATCGAAACAGACACAAGTAGACCAACAAATAGCTGATGAGTTCTCTAAGATTACACAAAACATTAAAAACGTAGTCACTACGATTCAGACCACTGGTGGTGGAAATCTCATCAAAAACTCTGTAGGTTACGCTAAGAACCAGGATGGAACACTGGTAGAATGGACTAAGAATAACACCGGTGAAGTCAAAAGCTACACTAGCCCAGAGTCCAAGTCTTATGGTGCAATTTCTGGTAATGCGATCGAGCTTAAAAAGGGTGCTAGTATTATTCAGAGGATTAATGTGGCATCCTCTGGGAAAATACCATATTCACTATCATTTAAATGTAAAAAGGGTGCTATAGGTACCGCTACGGTTAAATTAAGTAATACTATTGATAGTTTCGTGATTACAATACCTGAAGGTAAAGAGATTGTGTGGCAGAATTACGATCTCACTAAGCTTGATCCAAGTATGAATTACCTAGATATTACCGTATCGACCAGTAATAACTGTGAACAATTCTTAATTACTGACCTTATGGTGAACATGGGAGACCAATCAATTCCTTGGGTACAAGCTAATGGCGAGATTCTTAATACTCAGGTAGCGGTTAATGATCAAGGCATGATGGTATCTTCTAGTGTTTACTCTGGTGATTATGTGCAAATTACACCTCTTGGTATGAGTGGCCACTCTAATGTTACGGGTACAGATGAAGAGGTTTTTAAGCTAAATCGTGATGTTACTGAGACCTCTAAATTAAGTGCTAGAAAAGAAATTTCTATGGATCCCATTAAAATTATCCCAGTAAAAGATGGTGATATGGCTGGATGGAACTTTGTAGGTTAGGAGGCAAAAAATGAACAATGGCAACTTTGAGACGAGAAACACTGGTGGTGCTGGTTATCCTAATCGTCTTAGGTTCGAGTGGTGGCTGATTGAGCAAGATATTGCTGGCAATCGCTCTAGAGTCGGTTTTAAGCTTTTTGGAACTGGCGGAACGGCTCCATCTTCTTGGGTTAAGCTATTCAAAGCCTATGCGAATGTGGCAGGTCAGACTTGGAGCACGGGTGCACATAATCTCTATAATGGAACTATCCTAGTCCAAGGTGATAAATGGATTAGTCATAACGCTGATGGTACAGGTTGGTTTGAGGCTTATGCGGATGGTGCAATCTATAAGGCTAATTATAATTCATTTGGTAAAAGAGGCTGGAATTTACCAACTATTCCAAGAGCTTCACAGCCATCTATTAAAACCTTTCCAAATAATACGCCGGACTTTAATCTTGGCGAAACAATTACGATTCACATGAACGCCGTAAACGGTTCATTCAGGCACACTGTTTACTTTTTATACGGAGATAAAACCTATAGAATCGCCGAGAACGTAGGCGCTAACTGCCAATTCAATACAAGCGTAGTCGCTGAAGATATTTATAAGATTACGACATCAAAAAAGGCTTATTCGGGGCAGATTAAGGTTGATACATTTTTAAATGGTAATTTAACTGGAAGTAAAACTTGTCATTATAATGCACATCTGGTAGATGTTGAGCCTACTTTTACGGACTTTACTTATTTTGATTCTAACGCTGCAACTAAAGCCATCACCGGCAACGACCAAATATTTATTCAAGGTCAATCAAAATTATCCGTGAAAATTTCTAAAGAGAAGAAAGCTGAAGCTAAAAAATACGCCACTATGAGCAAATACTTAGCTTCCGCGTTCGGCGTATCCATCACAAAAAACTATTCGGCAACTTCTGATATACAAATTGACATTGGTACGGTCAATGCCAGCACTAATCAGGTAGTAAGTGTATCAGCGATAGACTCTCGCGAATTTTCTACTACTAAGACTAAAAATATCACTGTAATTCCCTATTCAAGACCAACTATAAACGTTTCTACTGGTCGTAAGGATAATTTCGAAAATGAGACTATTGCAAAAATTAGCGGCAATATTGCTTCTTTAAAAATTGGTAATGCTGAAAAGAACGGTGTATTAAGCCTAAAGTGCCGAACCAAGTCTAGTATGGATTCTAATTTTGGTCCCGCACAAAACATACCATTTACCATTGGTTCAGATATGATATTAAGGGTGCCAGATTTTCATATTGCTTTAGACAATACTTTAAAGCACACACTTGAATTTGAAGTTATAGATAAGCTATCTAGTGTTAAGGTTTATGTTGAGATTGATGTTGGTATCCCTATTTTTAGAATATCTACGAAAACTAAGAAGCTCTATAACAATGAAGAACGGATACTAACAGAAAGAGATACTATACCGGCCAATAAGATTGAGGGAGTTGTGTTGTCCAAATACTCTACAACCGCCACACCGTGTGGAGTGTTAGACGACGGTAAACTAATATATCGTAAGGTGATCAGGGGGACTGGTGATATTCCAAACTCAATCCCCTTCCAGACCTTTACTTATATAATCGCTGCGTCCATGACCGCGCAACATAATAGCACAGGCAATAACTGGCGCAGTATCCCATGGCTTTATAATAGCACCGACACTAATTGGTCCGGGGGCTTCGTCATTAACGGTGATAATAGACAAATTCTAACTCAGATCGGGAGTGAACTTCGCAAATGTAAGTCTTGGTGTATCGTTATCGAGTTTTGTGTTGATTAATTATGATATAATACTTATGGCTACTCCAGTTTTGCAACTTTCTGGGCGAAGGTAGCAAACTCATTTTTCTCTGCTCTGGTTATGCTATAATCAAAGCAAATCTACGACTACGTTCCCCAAACGTAGTCGTTTTTTATTGGAAAGGAAAAAATAATGTTAGATAAAATTATTGCAGCTGCGGTTGGAGCAGGTATTCTAGGGTCCGCATATCTACTTGATCTTCTTATTGGAATAGTAAAGGTCATTTTTACTCCCGATTTGAAATGGTCTTGGAAGAAGATGTTTCAAGACCTAGTTAAGGCTATTATTTGGGCTACTGGAGTTATAGGAACAGTAGCTTTACTCGAAATTACAAACTGGTACGCCAAAAAAGTTGGAGCAGACATGTCATTTTTGCAAGATGCTTCATTCCCTATTCTAATTGCTGGCATTTTAGGTGGAGTGGGATGGTATTTAACTAACACTATCAAAAACATTGTTGCTTTCATCAATAAGAAGACAGAAGTAAAAATAGACGAGGCTCAAGCAGACTATACAGGATTGACTTCTGATGTCGTAAAGACGGCTAAAGAGATTGCAGAGCTTATCACTCCTAAACATACTGTCAATAATATTCAGACAGATGAAAAAGCTAAACCTACAGAAGAAGAAATTGTAGAAGTCGGGCAAGGAGGAGATAACCCTTTATCTAGGAGACTGCCTGATGGTGATAACGATTATGGTAAGGGATGGCAATGTACTAAATATTCATGGTATCTAGCTTCAGGTATTCGAATGAATTATGCTCCACATCCGGATTATGGCCCATGTGATGGTCAAGATATGGTAAATTATCTCGTTAATAAGCTTGGTTGGGTACGATGCGGCAAGCGTAATGGTGCTATTTTTGCATATTCTGCAGGTGCTTATGGTCATACTGGTAATGTTGTAGATGCAGCAAATAATATCGTGAATGACGCTAACTGGACGCCGCTTCGAGTTTCCACCCATTATCTTAATCTTGACGCTGTGGGAGCCGTATATGCTTGTCCTAAATCCATGTTGGAAGCTGAGAAACCTAAACCAGCTTTAGTTCCTGCAACTCCTACTCCTGCACCACAGCCAGCTCCAAGTAATGAAGTTAGCTACACTTACCAAGAGGGTGATACATTCGGTGCTGTAATATTAAAACTTGGTCTTCAAACTAATCATGGTTTATGGGACAAGGTTAATGGAGATGTAGCTTTTTATACGAATCAACTTTATGAACAAGGTATTTATGGGAATATTCCGGTTGGCACGACTATTAAGTTGAGGCGAAGACAATAATGAAAATCGCGGTGGAGGATATTACGGCGTTTATTTCTGTAGTGGCTGGTGTAATTACGGGAGGGCTTGTTATCTTTAAGTTTGTAAACTCTATCGTACAAAAGTGGATATGTAGCCTACTTAAGCCAGTAAACGATAGAATAGACGAGTCTAACAGAATTATAATGGCTAGACTCGATGCGAACGCTGAAGAACTTAAACAAATGCAGCTCGAACAATACAAGAACTTCTTAACTAGATATCTTGCTGATATTGAACGAGATACTGAACTAACAGAAATTGAGCTTGAACGTTTTAACGACATCTATACGAAATATGACAACCTTGGTGGGAACTCATATGTCCATAGAAAAATTGACAAATATAAAGAACAAGGTAAACTATGATTAGGAGCAAGAACTACTAAGTTATTGTTGAGAGATTTTATAAAGACCTAGAAATAGGTCTTTATTTTTTTATTTACAATAAAAAAGCCCCTAAGTAGGGGCTAAGGGGAGGAGTTATGCAATTGTTAAGAACTTATCTATCAATGGAATTACTTTTGTGCCGTCTTTTACGTAAGCTAACAGGTATTCGTGCTGATTCTTATCTATTAGATCCATCAAATTTAACCCAATCTCATGGTCACCATCAAACTCGACTTCGAGATTATAGTTGAATATGGTGTTATCCTGAATATCTTTGAACCTACAATTAAATCCTGCCAAACAGTACTTAAACTCACCAATTCTTTCTTGAGGAATCACGACATCAACAATAAAATGCAAACGCATAAAATCACCTCCTTATAATGTTCTCCCACTTATGTTTAAGTATAACAGAAATAAAGATATAACAATTAAGATGCGGAGACATAACAATCAAGGCTAGACTAACAGCGACAGAATGGCTAGTTTAGTCAACTTAAGATATAACAATCGGCTTAACTTGATATAACAAAAATACCCCAGAAAGTGTTATTTTTGATAAGAGTTCACTAATGATAGTACTTTATGCGAATTGATAGTTTTCATTGTTTCTCCTAATCTGTATAGCCTATACTTATAATCACATCCTTAATATCACCGAGCTTTTTAAGTTGCCTCTTTTGTCTCTTGCGAAGTCTATGATGATAAATCTTACGAACTCTCTTGTCTCTGCCTTTTCTGCAGTGATAACAAGAACATCCAGTGTGCATCTTAGCGTTTATCATCGCGCACTTCTTAGGTATTCATCAATTATTTGCTTACACTCATCAAACCCGACCCCAAACTCTGCTCTGTAACCCCTCTCACGTAGTTTTTCAAGCATCTCAGCCTGTTCTTCAATATGTTTATCAAACCAATCTCCCTTTTTTCGGATTTTAGTGTCGCCTTTCAAGATCTTTTTTGCATCTTTATCACGTTTTAGTTTTGTTCCGTCTTTTTTAATTTCGATATAGAGTCCGAAATAAAGCCCCCACTCACGTACAGGATTATTCCATACATTCGTACTTGATTCAGCTATAAGTAGATTTGGATAGCCCCTTTCCTGATGTAGTTTCTTGTGTTTCGCTGCTTGGCCAGGTGTCAATTTGAGATCAGCTGCAATATCAAAGCGATAGATCACATCTGGGTATTGTTGTTGTAAGTATCGGGCAATCTGCTCATATAAGCTATGCTCTGAATTATATTTTGGGATTCGTCTCATTTTTCTTCTCCATATACATAATTACCAACTCTTTATATTCCGCAGCTAATTGTCCAAAATCGCATCCAACTGCTCCACAATATGGACAAACATCATCATAGAGACTTAAGTCGAACCTACTGAATTTACCAGTTCTGAACAATCTGAGGCAATTGAGACAGAAATACCTAGGCTCTTTTTTGTTTTGCCTCTCAAGCCACTTACTAATTCTCATCTCCATACTCCATTACATATTCATCAAATCTTGATTTAGTCGATAACATTTTTAATTCTCTTTTTAAATAACGCTTCTAATGTCACTGGCATAAAATTATTTACATCCACACCAACATTAAACGCATTCTCTTCTTTTAGTTGTAGCTCTTCTTTCGAGTGAACATGACCATATAGGTGAATCGAACCATAGCGTTTAAGATTCCAGTTCTGTATTGGGTAGTGAAAGAGAATAACCGTCCGCCCCTCGTCTTCTATCTCTAGGTAATGGTGTACCGAATCAAATAGAGTACAACAGTTTTTGTTTCTAGTGAAATAATCGTGGTTGCCTATAATCAAATGCTTTTTACATTTAATTCTTTTAATTAACTGACTAATTTTGCGTGGGGTCTTCTCTAATGTAAAATCTCCTAGAATATAAAGCTCATCATTAGCTGAAAGTCGGTAATTGATATTATCGATGATAGTGTTATTCATCTCCTCAACTGAGGTAAAGGGTCTGTTTTCATATTTAATAATATTCGTATGAGATAGGTGCAAATCAGATGTATAGTATTTCATTTTATGTCAATTCCATATTTTTGGCTGAACTCCCATAGCTCGCCAAAGTCCTTAACGGTTGGGTGTGTTCCATCAGCTAAGGTAGTATTTTTATTAAACTTATCAAAGCTTTCATTGCAGTCATAAAAATAATAGCTAAAATCCTCGCCGAGAAGATCTAGCACCACGTCCATGATCAAGTCAGAAGCGCTAGGAAAACCAATAAATCCCATGTAGACTTTATATTTTTCATTTATAGTTTCGAGATTGTTACTTAATTCTTTTTCATAATTCTCCTGCTTAGAGTAGGTTTCTGCTAATTTTATGAAAGCTTCTTTACTCAGCTTACTTGTCATAGTCCTCCCAATCCTCGTTAAGTTCAGAGAGAGAATCATAACAGTATGCTATTTTGTCTGGCTGGACTTGCCCTCTAGGAAAGAGTATGATTTGGGGCTTACCACCTAAATTAACGGCTTCTGAATACATATAGTAAACTTCTCCAGTCTTTTTATTTCTCAAGTTCATATTCTTCTCCTTGGTCTTATAATCTGTGTACAAGCAACGACATCGTGGGGCGAAATAAAACCGTGCATCATCTTCCATATGCTAACCTGTATATCCTTCGTATATCATTTATTTTGCCTCCGTGCCATAAACGCCACGATGTTCACGTTCAGCCTTACGATAAGTCAGCCAGAGGATAGCCTCATCAATCTTATCTATGGCTAATTGATTCTCACGGCAAGGCAGTTGGTTGTTATAATCGGTTAGTTTTGCTCGGGCAATAATAAGTAGGTCTTCAATGAAGATGCCATTTCTCTCTGTGCTAGCAGTACCACCAGTTTGAAATTTAATATCTAAGACCTTTCTGTCGTTAATCTCTTCGATACATCTATCTGCCATATCATGGTCTTTGATACTAAATAGTTTTTCTAATGCGTTATAATTCATGTTTTTCCTTTCTTGCTTTACACTTACCACACTTGCCGTTTATTGTATGTGTCATACAGTAACAGTTTGTGTAGAGACTAATTTGTTCGCTGTCATTCATTTCTTTATCAAGATTAAACTTCTTCTTTTTGCTTGCCATACGGATTTTTGCCCAGTAGATTTGCTTGTCACTCTTAGAATGCATGGCAGGTTTATGAAAACTGAGTTTCCCCCAATCTACTGGTACATCAAATTCATTCTTTTTCATTGGTAGTTCTACCCTTAAATTTAAATATACCTGGGCTAGCTTCTTCCCACCCATTACATATATTTATATTAGCGTTGGCGATGAATAAAAAGTCGTCGGTCTCAAATTTCATCCTTATTCCTCTTAAAAAATTGTATTACCTTTTATAATCTGCCTATTTATTAGGTAGGTTATTCTATCCTCTTCGAAACGATAATCATGAATATTAGACACTACCTCATATCTAGATTTGCCACTGGCAACTAGACGAACTTTATCTTGCCCAGTATAGATTGGTGATAATTCAAAACCACATTGTAAGAAGTTCCACGTTACGGCGTAATCACCATGGTCAATAACATGAATGATGTCATTTTCATAAATCATTTTGTTGTTTTTATCTTTAAGGCCAGTGAATTGCTCGATGATATAATCTTCAGCATCGCCAGTGCTTACCTCACCGTCTTCCATGAATAAGATGTTGTTACCCTTAGCAGTTATACCAATTAGTCCGAATCCTAAATCCTCACATATTGGGAAGTACTCTTCTCCGTCTTTATCCCAAACCCTAAATTCAATTTTTCTCATACTGATCCCCTATAAACCCGATTATCCCGATCCTTTAAGTATCCTCGTCTTTCAAACCACTTATCTAATCTGTCGTTCATAATCTCACCTATCACTAATTTGAGATTATTGTCTCTTGCGAATTCCTCGAGAAGTTCAATAAATTTTAAGAACTGGCCATTGTGCATTTTGGTATTGTTAATGGCTAGTAGGTTTACCACGCTCTCGTCTGACAGACAGAAAAGACCATAGAGGCTACCATGCGTGAATGTATAGTAGTGATCATCCCCGAAAAATTTCGATATTGGGTATTCCGCGTAGCGTTTAACTAATGACAATACATTGCGGGAGTTACCCATTCTGCCTTCTTTTATTATGCTGTCGATTATATCTTTACAATCTTTTTCTATACCTTTTATTGTCCATCTAGATCCGCCTAACTGGCGTCTCGGGATATTGATGAAGTCGGTGCGGTGGGCATAATCCCACCCTAAATACCATCCATTCGGTAGCCCGTATATCTCGTTTATGCTTCCCCCGCTAAACGTGAATCCTCCGTGGACTAGATTTTTATCATCTATTTCTCTGTAATCTTTTTTATAAAATGGATGGTTTTTTGGAATTCTAATATAGGCGTTTGGGTGGTTGCAACACCATACAATGAAGAATTCGAAGCTGGAGTGCTTACCTTTCTTTATTGTCTCTACCATTGGCGGTTCGGCCATGTCGTAAAGCTCTGCTAGTCTATCCATTAATCTTTCTCCCTTTTAGCTTTACTATTTCTTCTAAATTCTTCTTCTATAATTTTATCGATTCTAAATCTTAGTTTAGAGATCTTATATCTCAGCCTGTCTATTCGCCATAATCCCCAAAGGGATATAGTTATTAAGATTAAGTTCACTACTAGTATCACTGAAGTTATTATGATTACTACAGTGGACATTATGCTTAAAATTTCCATTTATTTACTTTTCAAATTCCTCAATTTCCATTTCGTTGTCTCCAATTCTGAACTCATGGACGTCATATGGGTATTTTTCTCCTACAATATAGGAACACTCTTCAAACCGTTCTTCGCGTTCGTATTCTTCCATACTATCCCATTCTTCTTTAGTAAGTTCTAACTCCTGATATCCATTATCAATAACCCCATCGAAGTATTCAAAATTTCGTGTTATTCTTACCATCTTAGTCATTTTTTACTCTCGCTTTCATAAAGGCTTTAATTTTTAACAATATTCTTTTTCTAATCGCCCATCTTGCATGTTCTTCTATTTTTGAGAATTTGTTATAGGCAGATTTTGGTTTCAATATACCTCTTCTGATCACATCTCTCCCATTTCGTATTTTCGCACGGTTTCCCACTGTTCTTTGTGTTCTTCGAGGGATTTCTTTAGTGCTTCTTCAGTCTTGAAATAAATTGTTCCTGGATTGTATGAATAATCGTAGTCCCAATCCATTTTATGGCGAACACCATCATAATAAGCGTGCCAATTACATCCCTTGCGAGAAAACTTTCCACCCTCAGCATCGTCTAGGAGTGTTTGTCGTGCGATGTTATACTCACGCTTTACCTCTAGCTCTTTCACGGTCAAGCCGTAGTTGCCAATACTGTAACAATAATCATCTGAATCATCTTCATCTTTATAATCTTCTACTATATCTCCACAATCATTAATATAATGATACTTCTCACCGTATTCCGCCCTTGGTCTCTTGTGTTCAGGAATTTCTTCAAGCCAGTCATCAAAGTTATTAACGCAGTCGACAATAATCTTATATTTAAACTCTTCATTGATTAAAATTTTTCCATCAAATTCATCAACCCTCTCTTCAAATACTATGCCAGCCTTGGCGCATGGAGCGTCTTTTTTAAGTTTGTATCGTTTCATTTTATTTTTCCTCACTTAAAAATTTAATCACTTCTTCTTTTGTTCCCTCAAAACGAGTTTTGCTATATTTTCCGGCGAGAAATCCTAGAGTTAAAATAATGAACATAACATCTACGATTGTAGATCCGCCTAAAAGCCAGTGATTAAATAGAAGCAATCCGGCAAACATTGAAAATGTAACTATATCTTTAATAATTGAACCTATTACTGACTCGTTTATAACTATGTATTTAGTTTTGTCGACATCCATATAATTCTCCTTAATAACTAACTGGGAACATATCTGATCCACTTGACTTACTGGGTAATATTACAGACACATCTAAGTCCGTAACGCCTTGCTTCATAAGATATCTTTTTGTTTTTAATATCTCGCCAAGATTCTTATGCTGTTTTTCGTGCTTTATTCCATCTAGCCCGACATAACGAATTATGTAGCTAGTTGGGAGTGGCGGTTTTACTTGATTTCTTTTCATTTTGTCTTCATATCCCTAAATCTACTATCAGGACCTTGGCTCAAAAGTAGCTAGGGTGGGTTGAGCTACTCGGATAGGCATAAAGGTACTCAACTTTTTTATCTATCCTGAATCTACGACTTGATCCTGATAGTAGTGTGGCTGCGTCTAAATTGACATTTAACTAACTATTTACTTAAGGGGGTATTTTGCCAGCACCACATTATTATTTTTTCTTATATTCTTCATTAAGCTTAATTAGCTTAACCATATACCCGTTAAGTTCTGTTTTTAGCAGTGTTAATTTACTCATTTTTCTCCTTGATTAATTGTTTTGTTGATTTCTGCATTCCACCAATCTGGATAATCAATCCGTTTGTCTTTAGAAATATTTACGGCTTTTATGTTAAGCTTTTTCTTAATTTCTTCCGTAATGACTTTAATTGTTTTATCTATCCTAAGCACTGGATTTAATGCTTGATAGTTTGCTTTAAGTTCATCTAGTGTCTTACAATTCTGTAATCTATCAATAGCACTATCAACTGAATCCTGATATAGTTCATCTTTATATTGATCTAGTTCACTTACCATGCTCTCAGCGATCTTGCCAGTAGATGAATATCCAAGATTAGACAAAGCTCTGCCTATAGCCATAGTTTCGAGTTTTTCAAAGTCTTTATCGTTGGTTATTGTCTTTTGGGCTGTAGCCTCTGCATCTGCCGTTAAGTAGATTAGATCTTTAGATATCCCATTAGTCAATGACTGAATAACTTCTGTTTTATCCCTCCATAAGAAAGCCTTAAAAACTACTTTATTGTTCTCAATTTTATAGCTCGTTAAAATCTTAGAATTTGGGTGATTGGTTCTAAAAGCCTCTAGCCTATCGGTCACTTTTGCATAATCTATACAAATCTTTTTAACTTCATTAGTTTTTTTATCTGTAAATGTTTTTTCGATTTTAGATACTTTGACAGAATTCAGCATTCTTTGCTCCTCAAAAACCTAACTCTCACTACTTTTGTTTCCCCAAATTGTTTAATTTCTATCCTCATTTCTCTCCTTTTTAAAACTTCAGGTAGATTTGGGGCTCTCATTTTATCTAATCTACAATAGTAGAAATTTGTTAGAATTTGGTCGTACATTAAAATCCTAATAGTAATGTGAGGAACTACAAAAACTGCCCGTTCTGTCTGAGGGTTGAAAGCCCCAAACTTACCCGAAGTTGTTTAATTTTGTTATATTCCAAGTTTTTAAGATTCTAAAACTAGGCGTACCATAGCTGTTTTTTGTTCTATGGAAATTAAAATTTATGCACTTTAATCCCCAACAAAAGAAAAAATCAGGGCGTAATACCCTGATCCAGAAATAAAAAACACCCCGAAAGGTGTATCAAGTAATCAAATTATGGTGCGAGCTAAGAGACTCTAACTCTCGACCTCTTCCTTGGCAAGGAAGCGCTCTAAACAACTGAGCTAAGCTCGCAAGCCGTGTGCGATATGCACTGAGTTTATTTTATCCCAGTGTAAAATAAATGTCAAGAAAATCCAGTAAATAACCCCGCAATAATTGCGGGGTTTGTTGGAGCGAAAATGGCTTTCAATCATACTTAAGCTTTGATTAATGCCAGGAAGTCGTGGTTCTGGCCTCAATCCAGCCAGTCTGATGCTCGACGTCATAGCTACCGCAAAGCTTCATTTCATTGAACTCGCCGGTAAACCAATAGACTTCACCAAAGCAATTATCATCTTCAATCGAGGAGATATTCCCCGAAAGAAAGTGATCATCCTCAGTGGTGAAGGTGACGCGGTGCTCATCGTCGGTGCCACGATCATAGAGACTCTGAAAGAAGTCATCTTTGCTGGGGCCTTTCTTGATGATCCAGGTCGATGTAGCTTGTTTCTTCATGTTTTCCTCCTAAAGTACTCGCATATAGCGGTGTTGTCAGCCCTGTTGCTGATGAAAGGCATTATGCAATATATTATTTATTTTGTCAAATGAAAACCCACACCATTTGGTGTGGGGTAAAGCGGTGGAACTGGTTGAAACTGATTGATGGAAGCTGGATTAGTAATTGACGAATCTGATTTCGCCGTAGCTCTGATCAATCTTGAAGAATCCCTGGACTCTCACGCCTTCGATGGTGCGTCCATCAAAGTTGATGTGAGTGCCGGTGGTATCCTCGTGATCGAGCGAGTCGATTGCCAGCTTCACTGTCTGTTCGTCTTCGGTGATGAATTTCACCTTGGTCTCGCTGATGGTGTGTCTGGTGGCAAATGCCTTCACAAACTCTTCCATGGACGGGCCCTTTTTGACAGAAACAGTTCTCATTGTTTGTTCCTCCTTTGTGCGTGCTCTTTTCGAGCAATGTAGTTGTTAACACTGTACTAACTTATTTATTATAACATAAGTAGTATGTATTGTCAATGGCTAAGATTTCCAGATATAAAATCCTCCGATTACTCAGAGGATTTAGCTTCGATTTGGTGCCCGAAATGGGACTTGAACCCATATGGATTTCTCCATTCGATTTTAAGTCGAACGCGTATACCAATTCCGCCA